TGAGCTGCCGGAGCCGTATTTTTATTGGCTTTCGATCGAACGGGTCATTGACTTCCGGATCGACCGGACTAAGCAGGGATTTTCGAATTTCGAGTGGATCATTTTCGAAGCGGGTGATGACAAGATCGCGGTTTTCGACGACGAACGTTACCGGTTGTTCCGCAAGGGGAAGGACAACAATATCGGCGAACTGCTCGTGGATAATCCGCACGCATTGGGGTATTGCCCGGCCCGCTTCTTCTGGACGACGCCTGTAAATCTACGAGAACCCGAAATCAAGCGCAGCCCGCTGTCGAAAGAGCTGGCGGCGCTCGACTGGTTTCTGTTCTTCGCCATATCCAAACAGCATCTGGATTTGTACGCTCCCTATCCGATCTATTCAGGTTACGAAATGGATTGCAACTTCCATAACGACGATTCGGGAGACTACTGCGACGGCGGATTCCTGAGGAACCGGGACGGGAACTACAAGATTATTCCGGCGACCGGCGCCGTCGAACGGTGCCCGGTGTGCGGAAACAAGCGTATCAGCGGGGCGGGTTCGTTCGTGGAAATTCCGGTCCCTCAGCAAAATGGACCAGACTTGCGGAATCCCGTGCAGATAACGACGGTGGACCGCAACGCCCTCGACTACAATGTCGAAGAGGTAGAGCGGATGGAAAGGAATATCGTCCGTAACTGCGTAGGAGTGGATAATGAGATTGTCAACGGACAGGCGATCAACGAAATGCAGGTAGAGGCGACTTTCGAAAACCGCACTACGGTGCTGATGTCCGTCAAACGCAACTTCGAGAATGCCCAGAAGTTTGTGGACGAGACGATCTGCCGCCTGCGTTACGGTGCGGCCTTCACTTCCGCGACGGTGGACTGGGGTACGGAGTTCTACCTGACCACCGTATCCGAACTGCGCGTCCGTTACGCGAGAGCCAAAGAGCAGGGTGCTTCTGATGCCGAGCTGGATGCGCTGGCGCGCAAGATCATCGAAACGGAGTATCGTAACGATCCCCAGCAGCTTCAGCGCATGACGATCCTTTCGGAACTGGAACCGTATCGCCACCTGACCCGCGAGGAGCTTCTGACGCTTAACGAAAGGGGATTGGTCGATCCTGCGGATTTGGCCGTGAAACTTAATTTCTCGGCTTATGTGGCGCGGTTCGAACGAGAAAACATGAACGTCGTCGATTTCGGGGCGAACATCCCGCACGACATCAAAATAGAACGAATCACTAACGCTTTACGAAACTATGGCACAGAACAGCAAAACAAAGGTACAGGAGCCGTTTAAACCGGCTCCGGGCGACGAGGCTTACGTTCACGTAACTCTGGAACAGCCCAACTACGACAGACGGACGGGGCAGCGGCTTTCGCGGTCCCGACTGCAGAAATTCGGCGTACGTGAGTACGCAAAGATCAAAGACCAGTTATACAAGCAGGGCTACACGGTCGAACTGCTTTACATGCCCACGGCGAAGACGCTGGCCGAGGCACAGGCTCCGGCAGTTCCTACGCCTGTAACGGTCATTCGGGCGGGAGAATCGCCCGCGGCGGCAACCTCCGAATTGAAGGAGGCGGAATCCCCGAAAGATGCTGCAGAATCGGAGGGGAAGACCGAGAAAAAGCAGTCCGGAAAAGATCAGGAGGAGTAATCACACGAATTTATAAAGGGAAAATAAATTATGGCACTTACGAAAGACATGCTTACGGCGAACGAATCCCTTGCGGGTCTCTCCGAGGAGCAAATCAACCTGATCGAGACGCTTTCGCGTAACGACGAAAACACCGTAATCGGGGAGCGCATCGGTAGGCTTCACAGCGATTATGACGCCGATATTCTCGCCGTTACGGGTATCGCCAAGCAGCAGGGCGAAAAGTCCTACGACTACCTCAAACGTGCTGCGGGCGAGATCAAACACCGGGCAGACAAGGCCGACGAGTTTCAGCAGAAAGTCACGACCCTTGCCGGTGAGCGTGATGCGCTTAAAGAGCAGCTGAAGGCCGGCGGCGGCAGCGATCTCGCAGCGCAGTTGGCAGCGAAGGAGGCAGAACTGAAAGCCACCAAGCAGCTCTACGGCGAGACGAAAGCCAACTTGGACAAGCTGACGAAGGAAAGCGCCTCGAAGATTACAGCCATGCAGATCGGCTACGAAATCAAGAGTGCGGCTGCGGCGCTGAAGTTCAAACCGGAGATTCCCGAAGCGGTCGCTGCGATGGCCGTCCAGAATGTTGTCAAGGAGTTGGAGTCGGTCCATAAGCCCGAATTCATTGCCGATGCCAACGGTAACCAACGGCTTGTTTTTAAGGATGAAAACGGGGTGCAGCTCAATAATCCGGCCAATGGTCTCCAGCCCTTCACGGCTGCCGAATTGCTTACGCAGAAGCTTTCGGCACTCGGAATCCTTTCCGAAGGGCAGAAGCAGGCCGGAGCCGGAACCAAAGGTGCTGACGGCGGCAAGGGAGGTACCTTCGATCTGGGCGGCGCGCGCACGCAGGTGGAGGCTGACAAGATGATCGTCGAGCAGCTTTGCCGTAATGGTTTCGTGAAAGGGACGCCCGAATTCAACGACAAGATGAAGGAGGCGCGCGAAACCAACAAAGTGCAGGACTTACCCCTGCGATAAACACCGATAAACGGGGCAAAGGGTCAGCCTCGAAAGTATTAACCGATTAAATTTTTCTATTATGTCTCTTATTGAAACCAGATTGCAGAATCTGCGGGTTAATTCCGACCTCGACAAGAATATGGCCCGCCCGTCCCGTTACGGTGCGCTTGACCTGTTCGTCGAGCAGTCCTATGCCCGCGACGGAATCATCACCGACGAACTGCGTGAGCGTGCTTTCGCCGCCAACGGCCGCGAGGTACAGATTCCCGTCATCGACTACGACGGTGACGTAACCATTTCGAATGTCCGCAGCTGCGACATCGCCGACGACGAGAATACGTCGAAACTCGTAAACGTTACCTTCGTAACGTATGCGTTCGGATTCACGATGGTTCCGACGTTGTACGACAGCAACGAAATCAGAATCCAGAAGGACTGGGAGCGCAAGTTCCTGAAGTACCTCTACAAGCTGGCCGACACGCTCGATGCCGGTGCGGTAGCGGCCCTTTCGGCCAACAAAACGCAGGTGTTCAAAGAGCTGCTGACCTACACGCAGGCGGGCAACTCGATTCAGGTGCCGTGGGTGCAGCGTGAAGACGCCCTTGCCGACTTCGACGCGATGATGGCCGCCAACGACTATTTCGGGCGCATGCACATCGTCGGCAACGCGGGTATTCAGGCCCTCGTGACGAAACTCGCGCAGCACGGTCTCTACAACGACGTGGACAAGCGCAACGAGTACCTGAACAAGATTTTCCACTTCACGAACAATGTCACCAACGAAGCCAGCGCCTATGCGAGCGGTTATGCCGTCGAGCACGGCAACGTGGGTATGCTGTTCCGCGTGGACCGCGAAGCCCTGCGCCGCACCGACCTCGGCCCGATGGGCGAGTGGGACATCACGACGCTGCCCGTCCTGAACATTCCCGTGGGCACGTTCTTCAAGGACAGCGTAGGTAACTACTCGACGATTGCCGGGGCCGCTTCGGCCGACATGACCTGCGTACACAAGGAGTACTACGGTTTCTCGGTAGACGTGGCTTATCTGGTGGCATACAACTCCGATCCCACGGAGATCGCCAACCCGATCATGAAGTTCGACATCCTGAAGTCGACCATGACCCCGGTGACGACGATCCCGGTTCAGGTTGTCAACCCGGCCGAATCGCCCGTGAATACGAAAGAGGTAGCGGGAGCGTAATCGACCGCACAAGTTTAACCGACGGGGGTAGGGGAATGCCCTGCCCCTGTTTTTCATTCAACCGGAAATGTATAGAATACCCGAAATTCAACGCCGGCTGGCCGGACTCGTCGGCTGGCGCAAGGACCCGAATCCGAAATACCGGATCGACGACGAGCTGCGGCAGTCCGAAAGCGGCCTTTATTTTCAGGACGTGCATCCGCTGCTGACACTGGAGAATATGTACTATTGCATGCCCGACGAGAAGGACACCGCCTATCCGGCGTACGACGCTTCGGCCGACTATAAAACCGGTGATGTCGTTCGAGACCCGCAGGACGGAAAGAAACTTTACGCCGCGGTGCAGGACAGCACGGGGCAGGAACTTGCCGATCCGGAATACTGGGCCGAATACGATCCCTTTTCGTCGTTTCTGCGCGAGATCGTGCAGTCCGGGATGGCATTGGCCGTGCAGACCTTCGTCAACGGCCATGCGGTCGAGAACCGGGCGAAAAGCCTGCTCGACAAACGTCCGTTTTTCGACGGCACGGGGCGTATCGCCGACGCGATCCGGAATACCGGCAAGGTCGTAGGCTACGAGATCGTTCCGGTCCGTGCGCTGGGCGTCACCACGAAGATCGAGCGCATCGGCCTGCAGGTGACCGGAAACGGCCCCGTGACGGTCTATGTCTTTCACTCCAGCCTGCTCGAACCGGTCTATACGTTCGAGTTCGACGTCAAGGCGAAGGTAGGGTATCAGTGGTTTCCGGTCAAGGATTGCTATCTGCCTTATCTGCAGCAGGGCAATGCCGGCGGTTCGTGGTACGTGTGCTACAACCAGTCCGACCTGCCCGCGGAGATGGAAGCCGTAAATATAAACCGCGACTGGTCGCAACAGCCGTGCGCCTGCCGCCGCGGAGAGTACGAGTTGTGGAAGATGGTCCACAAGTACATGGAGATTTACCCCTTTGCTGTGCGCGGAGGGGCCGATTTCGGCCGATCTCCCGAATTGTGGGACATCACAGACATGACCTACACCTATACGCGCAACTACGGGATGAATCTCGTAGTCACCATAGGCTGCGACTATACGGACTTCATCACCGAACAGCGCATGAACTTCGCCGAGGTCGTGGCCAAGCAGGTCGCGGTGAACGCGCTCCGGTACATGGCTTACAACCCCAATGTGCGGATCAACCGCAACCAGTCGAACATTACCCGTACGGACATCCTCTTCGAACTGGAGGGGAATACTGCCGGCCGGCCTTCGGGCTTGGTGAACGACCTGAACAGAGCCTATCAGGCTTTGCGGCTCGATACCGCCGGAATGTCGCGTATCTGCCTGCCTTGTCACAACGGGGGAGTGCGGTACGGGGCTGTCGGCGGAATGTGACGAATTGAACAATTTGATGCGGTTTTACAACGCTTTCCCTTAGGAGAAACACAAACCTTTTGAACAATGAATGCCATTCAGTCGATGATCGACGCCCTCCGGGATTTCAGGCAGCGCGAAGGTGAATACATTCTCGGCAGTGTGCGCGAAAACGAAGCGGCGGTTATCGACATGAACGCCGAAGAGCAGTTGTTTGAGAAGGGTGAAAACCGCCTCGGCGTGTCGATCGCGGATTACCGCCCGTATTCGCCGGTCACCATTGAGGAGAAACGGATGCGGGGGCAGCCGTACAATCGCGTAACACTGCGCGATAAGGGCGATTTCGAGAGCAGTTTTTACATCCGCTATTCGGGGGACAGCTTCGAAATCACGGCGTCGGACGGGAAAACCGACGATCTGGTCCGCAAGTACGGCAAAGAGATTTTCGGCCTGAACCGAGACAATCTCGACGAGCTGATCCGCACCTATATGCTGCCGTTCCTGCGCGAAAAACTTATAGAAACAATAAACGACCGAAAATGAACGAAAATCCTGTACTGCTCGATAAAGTCCTCGGACAATTGCGCGACGCACTGGCGGCGAACGTGTCGTGGCTTACGAATGTCTATGGAAAGGCCCAGCGTCTGATTGAAAAGGACGTGCAGGGCCGGGACCTCTATTTCCCCGCGATCTACACCGGAGAAACGGAATATCTCTCCATGTTGCCCGACTCGCGGCTGGGGAACTTCAGTTTCTTCGATATTCCGGACGCTTACCGCTTCCCGGAATACAACCGATATACGGTAAACAAGTTCTTCACGCCGTTCCGGCTGGTGGTTTGGTTCGACGAGCGGACGATATGGGGACCGGGCGTCAGTAACCGCGAGCAACTGAAGATGGACGTACTGGCGGTGCTCGGCCAGACGACGCTCAAAGAGGGCGGGTTGCGGATCGATAAGGTCTGCGAACGCCATGAAAACATATACTCCGGCTATTCGCTCGCCGAAGTCGATGTGCAGTACCTGATGGTGCCGTACGGCGGCTTTGCAGTCGAGGGCGAGCTGGAACTGTCGGAAGAGTGCATAGCGAGATAATAACCTAAAAATTACGAAATATGGTAACTTTCATCTGCATTGTAGTGTGTGTGGCTCTGGCGGCCGCATTCGTCCTCCTGTTTATGGACCGCGCCGGATTGCGCGAGCGGGTCGTGGCCACGGCTCCGAAACCGATCTCCGAAATGTTCGGTTGTGATTTTTGTCTCTCATGGTGGAGCTGCGCTGCGCTGGCCGTCATTGCTACGGTCATCTGCCGGGACGCTGCGATCCTTGCCGCGCCCCTGTTCGCAACTCCGATAACCCGCGCGCTGCTATGAGAACCGAAAAACTGAACGGCCATACTGTCAAGCTTTACGACGGCGTGGACGAAATGCCTGTCGGCCGGTTCCAGCGCTTCAACAAATGCCTGCTATACGACACCGGCATCGGGTCGGATTTCGCAGACGTGGACGCGCATATGTCACGGATCGCGGCGTATATCCCGAAGGACCCCGCTAAAGCCCTGCAGGAACTGGAGAACATGCGCAACAACCTCTACTACATCGTGCAGGGCGTATCTCCGCGCAACATGGCGTTCGCGGCGCTCGTGACCGAGATCGACGGCCGGCCGCGGAACGACCTGAGCGACGCGGGGCTGAACGAGACGCTGGCCCTGCTCGATGATGTGAAGCACACACTTATCTCCCGGCTGGCCGAGGCGATCAAAAAAAAAATCCGCGAAGACCTTTCTGTTTATTTCCCGGCTACGTTTAGCGACGTACATGAAAAAGACACGACGGAAAGGCTTCTCCGCCGGACGCGTCTGGTCCTTTCGGAAATTACGACGTCCGGGGACGCGGCGGAAGACATCGCGCTGATCGACGACTTCATTCTGATGCAGAATCCGCCGCAGGCGTATTCGACCGCGCAAGGCGCGGATGTGATGTTCGATAAGAATTATACGGAAATAACGCTGCTCGTTTCCAAGTCCATGAAGATGGACGCCCGGAACATGACGGTGTTGGAATTCTATCAGGCGCTCGCTTACATGAAGAGCGAAGCCCGGAAAATGCGAAAACGAGTAAACTGATACCCATTCATGGCAGAGGTAAACAACCCCATAAAAACCAGCGATCTGATTCAGAACGACGGTACGATCGACAAACTTATCGCCGATCTGGAAAAACTGCGCGACAAATACGTCAAGTCGATGGACGAGATTCGGAAGAAGGCGAACGCGCTGGATCAGACCCTTCAAAAGCTGAGCGGCTCCACCGAACAGCAGAAGCAGGCCGCGCAGCAATCCGCTGCCGAAGCCGACCGGATGTCCCGTGCCTACAAGGAAATGAAGAAGGAAGCCGCTGCGCTTGAAAGCGAAATCATTGCGCTCCGTCGGCAGAAGGCGGAATTGACTTCGGCTACACAGACAGAAACAAAGGCGATGCAGGCGGAGGCCAAGAGTGTCAAGGAACTCAGCGATTTAGTCGAAAGTGTTGCCGGTGCCCGTGGTGATCTGCTCGACCAGATGGTGCGGGAGCAAGCCGTTCTGACACGCATTCGGAAAGAGCGGAAGGAATTGACGAAAGCCGAAAAAGAGGGGCGAATCAGTTCGGAAGACGCCATCGCGAAGCGGGCACGGCTGCTCAATACCGAAACGCAGTATAAAATATCGCTTCAGCAAACTCGCTCCCAGCTTAACGCCAATACCAAGCAATTATTGGCGGCGAACGGGTCTTACGATGAAAGTGCGCAACTTCTTGAACGCATGCGCATGACTTATCGGAGTCTGGGCGAAAGTATGCAGAAATCGCCGTTGGGGGTTGAAATGCTCCGCAATATAGAGTTGCTGGATGCCAAAGTTAAAAAGGCCGACGCTTCGATGGGGAATTTCCAGCGTAATGTCGGTAACTACGCCAGTGGATTCAGCCCGTTGCAATTTCAGGTTCAGCAGGTAGCCCGCGAATTGCCGTCCCTCACGATATCGGCCCAGCAGTTTTTCTTGGCTATCTCGAACAACCTGCCGATGTTGGCAGACGAACTTAGCCGTGCCCGTCAAGAATACAGAAAAATGCGGGATGAAGGCAAAGAGGGAATCCCCGTGTGGAAACAGCTGCTTAAATCCGTTGCATCGTGGCAAACGCTTTTGGTGGTCGGGATTACTGTAGCAACTGCCTATGGCAAGGAGATCGGGAACTTCTTCTCGCAGATATTTGGAGCAGTGCCCAAGATGCGGACTGCGACACAAATGTTCGGCGATGTAAATAAAGCGATTTCAAGCAGTGCAAAACCGCTTGCTGAAAATCTTGTCCGCTATCGTGAACTGCAAAGAGAGTGGAATAATTTGAAAGGTAAGGCGGACGAACAATTAACGTGGATCAAGGAAAATCAGACGGAATTCGGAAATCTGGGTGTCGCAATCAATGAAGCCAATGACGCGCAGATTGCTTTCGTATCGAATTCGAATGCGGTGATTACGGCGTTGCGAGAACAAGCCCGCGCTGCTGCTGCCCGTGATTTGGCGGTGTCGCAATACGAAAAGATCGTCCAAAAGGAAATCGAATTAGCTGACGCTCAAAAGGAGCTGGAACGCACACAAGGCATAATGAATTCGGGGCGGTTATCGACCGAACCTTTGATTGTTGGCGGTGATGTTACCCAGTCGGAATATGAGGCTTATCAACAGCGCGAACGGATGGAGCAAAATATTGTGACCGCGCTGAAAAGTGAGTTGTCTGTATTACAGGGTGTCGCCGACGGATATTTCAAAATTCAGGCAGCCGCTGAAGATGCAGAAAAAGCGGCCATCAAGGGTGCAGGATTGACGCCGTTCGATACGAACAAGGCCGAAGAAAAACTTCGGAAGGAAGAAGAGCGCAAACGCAAAGCGGAAGAGGCAGCTGCCCTGCGCAAACAGACACAGGCCGACAAAGAAGCCCGCGCGGCCGAACGTCAGGAAAAATACGCCTTCGATGCAGCGAAAAAGTCCGAACAGCTGCAAGTCGACGCTATGCAGGCAGGCTATGCGAAACGCCGTGCGACAATCGAATTCAATGCCAAATGGGAAGCGGCGGAGTTGGAGCGGCGCTATAATAAAATCGAAGGTTTTACCGAGGGTGACGCCGATTTGTGGAAGGATTACGCTTATGCCGTCATTGCCAACGAAAAGGCCAAAAACGATGCTCTTATCGAGCTGGACAATCAATATGCACTCGAAACCCGGCAGTTGACGCAGGAAACCCTGCAAAACCGACTTGCCGCTGTGCAGGAAGGAAGTGTCGAATATATCCGCATTCAGCGCGAAATGCTGGAAAACGCCCGGCAGATCGAACTGCTGGAAAACAAGACGCGCCCGGCAGAGCAACGGCAGGATGAGACTGCGATAAACGCTAAGTACAGATTTCAGGGGACACAGCAGGGATTTCAGTCCGGGATGACTGGTATTGATACGGCATTTTCCGTTCAAAACAGCGAAATCGAGGCATTGAAGGCCACCGAGCGGGAAAAGACGGTATTGCGCCTGCAGGCGGAAAAAGAACGTTGGGAGAAAGTGTTGGCCCTGATGAATCAATATGGCGGAGTCGTTTCGGATGCGGATGTAGCTATTGTTAAAAACGCCATTACCGCGACCAACAACGAAATCGAGAAGGCCAAACAGCCGCGCGATTTGTGGGATGCAATGGGAATCAATCTCGACGACGATAAAAAGCAGGCTATCTCCGAAAGCGTTTCTTTCGCTTTGGAGCAGATGACTGCGATCCTCGACGCGGAGATCGAAATGGCGCAGCAGGCTGTCGATGCGGCCAACGAGCGCGTTACGGCTGCGCAGTCGGCGCTCGATGCTGAGATGCAGGCGAAAGCCAACGGACTCGCATACAGTCAGACCGAAGCGGAAAAAAGGCTGGAGATGGAGAAGCAGAATCAGGCGAAAGCCATTGCCGAGCAGAAAAAAGCGCAAAAGCAGAAAGCCCAGATCGAGACCTTGCAGCAGATTTCAAGTCTGGTGACCGCTTCGGCGGCGATTTGGGGCGCGCTGGTACTGCCGTGGCTGGCGATTCCGGCCATTGCGATCATGTGGGCGACGTTCGGCGCGGCGAAGATCAAAGCTTCACAGCTCGCCAAATCGTCGGGTACCGAGCAGTACGGCGACGGCACCTACGAATTTATCGACGGCGGCAGTCACCAGAGCGGCAACGACGTTCCGCTGGGCATCAATCCCAGAACGGGGAAAGAACGCCGTGTCGAAGGCGGGGAAATGTTTGCCGTAGTGAACAAGTCCGGAGTGCGTAAATACCGGTCCGAGCTGCCGACGATCATCAATTCTCTGAACCGCGGGGAGTTCGACCGCACCTATATCCGGCAGGCGTTCGCCCAGCAGCCGGCGGAAGTAATTGTCAATGCTTCCAGCGACAACCGGAAGATCGCGGCAGATATTGCGGCTATCAGGAGACTATCCGAACGTCAGGTGTATACCGATTCGAAGGGTCGAACTGTCATCAGATACAAGAAACACACGAAAATACTCAATTAGAATGAATCCGAAGTACCGATTTTTCATCAACGACCGCGAATGCGCCCCGTATTACAAAGACGATCTGTCGCTCGATACGGAACGCGAGTCGTCGCGCTGGTTTTTCCGGTCGAAATTGAGTGGCAAACTCAACTTCATCCGGGATGACTTTGACTATATCGACCGGCAGCCAATTTCTACGACATTCCAGCTGCGTATCGAACGCAGGAACGCTACCGGATGGGCTGAATACTACCGCGGGCGTTTCTTCAAGACCGACTGCGAATTCGACCGCGACAACCGCATCGTTACGGTCGTTGTCGATTCGCAGGACAATTATGTGGACATCCTCAAAAACTATGATTCGGAAGAGAACCTGATTCCGCTGGCACCGGACAGTGTGAGTGTAAAGACCTTTGTCCGTCCTCTTCTGGAGGTGTATCTGGTCCAGAACGGCGTCGGATCGGATAGGTTGTCGGTATTTCAGGGAAATCATGTCTGGGAGAAAGAAACGAACGACTCTCCTTCCGATGAAAATACGCTGGTAAATACCTACCATTTTGCGCCGGGACGTAATGTCGGGATTGCCGGGGTTGCTTATGGCGCAGGCAACTGGAGCCTTCTGGAAATAGACAACTATGTAGGGACCTATACTTTGGTGCGAGGAAATACTGAGGATAAGAATCGGTTCTTCATAAATTTACGCACATCGCATTGTTTAAAGGAAACGCCGTATCTGCTGCCTCTTATACATTCCCGAATAACTTTGTATGCCTATGACCCCAATACGGATCAGGAAACGGGAGACGCTATAGCTTCCGGCACGACACCGCTTATGAATTTAAATAGAGCAAGATTATACCGAGAGGGGAATAAAGCGGACCAGCTGTTAGTTAATATCCAATCATCCAAGATATACCAACGGATTATCAACGCTGTAGGTGATCAACGCCGGAGTGATTCGGATATTACCGACACCTCGCTGAAGGTTTATCCATTTGCGATAACGGAAAATACCGCCTATGAAGTCATCGTATCAAACGAGGTTTCATCGGAGCCTACAGAATGGGGCCGGGCGGAAAACGGCGGCTACTTT